GAGTTGTAAGGCAGTGGTAGTAAACCTGCACGAAGATCACCACTAGGCGCGTCTACGTCTCTAAACTCACCAGGTTGTATTGGCTGGTCATCATCTGCAACTCTTAACCCTCTGGCTTTGAAACCAGCAGGCAAGTTTGCTAAAGTGCCCGCATCTATTAGTTGTCTTAACGCAGCTGTTGCTGTTCTGGATAAACCACCAATCATGTGAATTAAACCTAATCCATAAAAACCAAGACCAGGCATAAATTTGTAGTGAACAAAGTATTGTTGTTTTTTGTATAAAGAATCTTCTTGGCTATAGTTTCTGTATATAGATAACACCTCACTGGACCCTTCATCAATAGTCACTATGTAAGGTAGTTTTATACCATCAGGATGTTCAAATCCTTCAATGTCTAAATCTACGTGCATCTCCAACAAAGTATACTGATCATCTTTGTAAGAATTTTTTTCTATACCAGATAATTTTCTTTCTTTTTCTTCAACTTTGTTTTGATCCTCTTCACTTGGTTGTAAAGGTATGTCACGATAAAAACCAGTGACTTGCATTTTCTTAATATCGTTTTCTGTTCTTTTTAAAACGTGAGTTACTCTTTCACATTCTTCTAGGTTTGTAGCTGTATAGGGAACAACTAAATCCTCTGAAGGAACAAACTTAGAGACAGCTCTGCCAAGGTTGGAGTCATAGTAAATTTTTTTAAATGTTGATCCAGATAATGGTAGATAAAATAACATTTGATCTAGCTCAGGATCGTATTCTTCCATAACATGCATCATTTGATAATTCATAAATTCTGCAACGCGTTGAGCTTGATCCTCTTTTTCTTTTGTGGCTAAACCAATAACTTGTGCTCTGACTGGACCACTAGCTGGTAATAACTCTTTGTATGCTTGTGCTTGAAACTGAGTAACAGACTCAGCTAACAACGGATGTGTGACTCCGCTAGCACCTTGAAACGGTTGACTTCTCTCGTTGTAATTTAATCCTAATAAATCTAATCCTTTTGTGTAGGCTTCTTCCCACTGTTGTCTAGATCCTTTATCGTCCTCGTATGATTGACGTAGTTCGCTTGAAATATTTGTTAATACATCAGGATCAATAAACTCTGCTAGATTGCCATCAAAACCTGTTTCTATTTGTTCTTGTTCTGGGTTTACAACAGCACCTCCATCTTCTGTCATTTCAATATTAATAGGCTCATCTGTGCCAGGCTCTAGTTGAACTTCTTGTCCTACTTGTGCTGGTATTAATAATTCATCATTGACCGTTTGTGGTTGGTCGTAATTTGCTGGTTTTTCAACAACCATTAAGCTGCTCCTATCATTTCATCCATAGACACTAGCGGATCATACTGCACATAACCCCCTGACGCTAGGTGTGTTTTTGTTGACAATACCATCTCTGGTGTCAACTTTATAGCATAAGCATCTACGGTTGGAAAGCCTGAAGGTAGTTCAACAGGTCTAGCTATCAAGCCCTCCGCTCCTGACTCTGTAATATAATCTCTTGCTTTGTCCATAACATCAGCAAAATCGCTTTGTTTAGCACTCTTTGCCATTTTAAATTCTTTAACAACATCTCCCTGTGCGTTTACAACTTGCACAGATCTGCTTACAGATTTTGCCTCACCTATCTGAATTTTTACTACTTTAAAATCTGCATTGTTTACTTTAGCCGCTCTTCGTAAAGATTGTTCCAACACACTTGTATAATGCTTACCATTAGGGTCTGTAACATTGGGTCCACCATAAAACTCATACTGACCAATACCTTTCATATCTTTTGTTCTTTCAGCAAAAGGTGTTGCTGTTGTTCCCTTTTGACCGTATCTCGCTGTTACAAGTTCAGCGGGTGATACAACATACCAATCAGATGCATTAGGATCTTTATCTATAAATTTTCTTTTTGCTGCCATATGTAGATCATTTTTAACTAAAGCGTCACCCCAAACTTTTCTATCTTTCATAGGAACGTTAGGAAACAATTTTTTCATTGTTTTAGGATCTGTGTATGCTTGCTCAAAAATCTCTAATACTTTATCTCTTTGTTTAGCCGCAGCAGCAACACCTTTTCTCATCTCACCTGTAAGCATGCCAGGTCTGACTTGTGCTAAATCTTTAAACACTTGTTGACTTTCTTTTAATTCTTTTATGTAAGCAGCAAAGTCCTCTTCTGTTCTAAACAAAGGACGCATGATGTCTTTATGTTTTGCGTAGAAAGCTAATATATCTTGATCAGTTGACATTCCTAGTCTGTAAGATTCTTGTCTTAATTTTTGCGTATCTTTAACGTCAATACCTTTCTCAACTAACTTGTTGTAATCTCCTATAACCTCTTCTAATTTTTTTCTGTACGTCTGCATGATATCAGATTGTATTTCATCTGCAAAAGTCACACGTACTGTTTGATCTCCTGTTACGACAGCGTCATCAGTTTTTCCAATGTTTGCTAACTCCTCTTGTGCTTTTGCTAAGTCTCTTCCTGCTCTGTTAATATTCGTTTGAGCTTGCTCTAGTGTTATACGTCCACCAGATTGATTAACTAAGTCCTCTGCAGATCTGTTAGATATAGCTGTTAATCTTTCAATTCGTTTATTTAATTCTTCTGTCTTTGGACCGATGTTAGGTAACTGTGTTTTTGTTCCTGGTATAATCGCATATCTATCTGTGCCTCTTGTCCATCCTATGACATACTTTGTTTCATCATCAGGAAAGAAACCATGAGTGCTATATTTATAATATTGTATATCATCAGGTATATCTGCAGGATCTAAATATAAAATATTTTCTCTATATGTTTCTGGTATAGCGCCACCTTCATAGTATGAATCTGCATATTTACCTCTAACAAATTGACCATCAGCGTTTTCTATCTCTGATCTGAATCCTTGAACTTTTGTTTGTATTTTACGAATAGGAGCGTTTTTTATTCTATCTAGTAAAGCTGCTTTCGTTATGGGTTGTCCTGTTTTTGAAACTGTTTCTAATAACTGTGGTATTTGATAATCTTCTACCTCAAATTTAGAAATACCTTTCGATTGTAAAAAATTAAATAAGTCAGCAGGTGTATTGAAAACTTCTGGTGCATTAGGGTCAATGAGCCGTGCTTCGAGATTCGAGTAAAATCTATTTATCTTTTCACCAGCACTTGTTGCTGCATCAGCTATCTTGTCTGACTGTGCTATTCTAATTCCAGTGTTTCCTCCACGAAGTAAATCATCAATTTTGTTTGCTCCTGCAATCGCCCACCCTGGTGCTTTACCGAACACAACGTTAGCAACTTGCACCTCTGGAAGTGCACTTTCTTTTGTTGGTTTTAATTTGGCATCTTCAAATAAATCTAATTCATCAAGGCCCATGTATGCAGGGCTTTCTTGTATATCTCTTATGTCAACTGCAGAGTCATCTGGTGTACGTAGTGGATCAGTGAACTGTCCTGGATCGCCGCCTAAAGCTAAACCTGGTGGTACGTCTTCTACAATATCTACTACATCATCCTCTTTTTTCTCGTCAGTCTTTTTGTTTTTCATATCGTAAAACAGGGTATCACGAAGTGTGTTAGTTTTTAAGTTATTTTTTTTAATGTAAGCATCCGCTAATTCTCTAGCATATCGTATAACCCAATCAGGTGTTTCTTCTGGATCAAAAGGTAGATTTGTTATGTACTCAATATCTTTAGTGTCTGGAAAAGGCACGTCATCGGGATTAGCGAGTTGAGATCTAATGGCATCTTGATAGTAATGTTTAATTTGATCTGTATATTTAGGCTCTAATAGTTCTTGTGTTTTAAGTTTTAAATACTCAGTTTCTTCTATTTTTTTTTGCTTTGTAACCTCTTGACTTGCCATAAGGGTCATCAAAGCTGAAGTATTTTTTAATACATTTTTATACATCTGTCTTTTTGCTAATTCTTCTGCGGGTAGTGCTAAACCTAATTCTGGTAAAGTTTTAGAACCAACAATAAAAACATCCTCTGTTCCTGGCTTAACAGTAGCATTTAAGTATCTACCAGCACCAACGTATATCTTAATTGGTTTGGTTATTGAAAATTTAGCTGTATCATAAAATAGTTTTAATATACCTTGTGCGTCTTTCAACGTAGGTATGCCTAGTGCAGCTGGCGTAAAACGTATGGCTTTTCCAAAAGTTCCTATGTCGTCTCTACCTAAGATATCAAAAAGTTTTCCTGCGTACGTAGGTTTGGTAACTAATGGTAATACACCTAAACCAGATATACCATATGAAAAAGCTTTTTCTTTAAACGTAGGCTCTCGTCCTGGCTCTGCTCCAGTTCTAAGAAATACTTGTCTATTAAATTCATCTTTAACTTCTCCACTAACATTAGCGTATGTCCCTACCCCTG